CCTTTTCCAAAAGAAATATGTATTACATTATCATCTTTATTTTGAATCCTATTGTCTATGTCTGCAGAAGGTACATCAAACACGTCTTCTATAGGTAGGTGCTTATCCGCTTCTTCCTCTACAGCATCTCTAAATATTTTATTGTGTTCCATCAAGGGAACAGTAGCACATATCTGCCTAGTAAAATTTAACATGGATTCAAAGTCATCATCATTTAATGGATTCTTTTTACCTACCATTATATTTAATGATACATCTCCTGTCCAACCCTTATCATCTAGGTGTGGTTTTATTTGTATAACAAAGTCTTCATCATCTAAGTATTTATCATTAATCATTTTACTCTCCTTATTCTTTTTCCTGTAAACTTAATTAGTTTAGGATGTTTGTTCTTGCCCTTTTCTTTAAGCCAATCTTCGGGGATTATTCTATCATAGTATCTGAAGCCATACTTGTTACACCATTCTCCATACGTAGACTTAGCACCTTTACTAAGCTTGCGTCTACTATTTTCAAAGACAAATCTAATATCTAATTGTGGATGTTGTTTCTTGATTGCTAAATGCTTTCGTCTATCAGCTGCTAGAAACCTTCCCTTTGTCTCAATAATAATACCATTGTTTAATATAAAGTCAGGGGTATAAGTGCGGTAGGCTAAGTCTTCCCATTCAATCTTGACACATTCGTATCCGTATTTATGCTTACGTTCTTCAAGATATATGGAAACCTTATGTTCTAAACCACTCCTATACCCATGCTTCAAGGCTGCACGATAAGCCTTATGAGGAGACACTTAGAAGTTTCGCCACGATATAAATGGATTGCTATATGAATAGGTATTATTATACCCTAAATTCTTTAGCTCTTCCTTTACTGCTTCGTCAGCGGCTTTCCTAGCTTCTATAGCATCTCGTAAACCTGCTGTACGTAGGTCACGATATTCCTTTTTAGCTTCAGCTAGTTGCTTCTCCATCTCTTCAATATTGGCTTTTAATTCATCCAACGATTTACTCATGCTACTCTCTCCTTTCCTAGTTGTATATACTGAACCATCTTTGGTTCTCTTGCAGATGACTTCTGTGCAGGTAACTCTTTCAAAGTTTCCCAACACGTATATCTGAAGTCACAAAAGTTACAGTTCCTATTCAGAACTAGATTACCTGTAGGCTTACCCCTAAATGTTTCTTCCTCTGGCTCAAAACATCTCTCTAATTCTTTAGCATTAGCTTTGTCAATAGTCTTCTCGATGTCATCTAAGACACTAGTTGTATCCGCATTTTTGGCTGATACGTATTTGAACTGTCCATTAGACTTGTTCACTACCCACCAACCGCCTATGTTTTTACCACTCGCTTTCGCATACCCAACGAGTTGACCTACATAACCAAAGCTATCACCTTTAGATAAAGATTCAAAAGACTCAAACTTATTTCTGTAAGACCAATCGGATGCAGATTTAATATCGTCAACACAATCGTCTAGCACTAAGTCATAAGTTCCCTTTACATTGATACCATTTTTTAGTGGCAATGTAACCTCTTCACTATCTTGATAATCTATCTTAGCTTCTTTTAACAAAGCTTTAAATACAGCTTCGACTATATCACCAATCATCATAGTCATCAAGAAGTTATTACCTTTAGGTAAGGCTTTATCAGGATGGTTCTTCTCAAACCAAAGCTGACAAGAAGGCTTACCTATGTTAGACATACGTAATTTAAAATCCTTCCTATCATTCTTTGAGCCGAACTGACGAACCATAGCTTCCTTTATATCGGATGCTACACCTTCAATAGTCTCCATAGACATCTGCTTCTTAGATGCAAGTATATCTTCTAGCAACTTGTATATCGCCAATTCAGCACGATGGTTCATTAGCTTGCATCCACTTCTACAAAGTCTTCAACTATATCTTTCATGTCTGAGTCAGCAGTATTTCCAACATTGGCATCCCACTCCTTAACTATGTATTGATTATAGTTATGTATCCATGAGATAAAATCACCAAAGATAACTTGGTCTTCGTCTGAAGTTTCAATAGTGCTTGACACATCTAGAGTTGCTGTAGGTAAGTAAAAAGAATTACCATTTGGTAACTTACGTTCCTGAGTTTCCAATCCAATATGATGTTGGACAGGCAATCTTCTTAAGTCAGCCAACTTAGCGAAAGGTTTACCTACATCTTTGAATGCATCACGATTATCTATCTCCCATATAAAAGGAGTTGTCTCAAAAGAAATACTTTCACCCTTTGCGTTGTAAGGCTCTAGTAAATCTACTAAACCAAAGATAACCCGAACCCTTTTAATCTGCTTGATTAAGTCTTGGGTTTCTGTAGGCAATGCCTTAAAGTCTTGTATGTAACCTGCAGGTTTACCACAGTTGAAGCCACCTTGATTATCTTTTAAATCTAAGTTAAGAGAATCAGCCATGACTGTCTTATGATATATACCCATAGGCTCACCCATCTTGGCATTCATATTCTTGACAAACCTTTTATACATGTATCTCTGCATGAATGGTCTTATCCTAGCAGTCTTACTGTAATAAGTTTCACCATCAGGTATCTCAAGCTTATACGTACCACCTTCAACTACCTCTACGTTTACATTCTTACCATTCATTTTGGTTTCACCCATGATTGGTGAATGGTTTATTCTGAAACGTGGTAACTGCTGAGACTTCTTGGTGTCAGAAGACTTAGAACTCTCACCTGCTATACCCATTGCTTTAGCCATAGCTTCGTAGTTGTTCGTATCAATCGTCACTAAATTATTATTATCCATATGTATTGCTCCTTTCTGTGAGTCAAATGTTGTATAGTTATATCAGCTAACATCTTTCGTGTCAAGCCAATTATCACCTATTTTTGCTTCAAGTAATAATGGAACATTGAACTCGATATTAAACTGTCTCTCAACAATAGATTGGAGACTACTGTTGAGTAGTTTGATGAGATATAATACTTGGGTTATCTCATCAGGATGTATGTCAACCACCACAGAATCATGTACTGAATTAACAATACATGATTTGTAGTTGGCTAATAAGTTCTCCATGTGTATCAACACAATAGGAACTATGTCGGCAGTAGCAAAGCTCTGTACAGGATAGTTCTTTATCTGTGTAAAGAAGCTTACTGTGCCGTTCATTCTTCGTTGTACATCAGGAAAAGAAAACTCCCTGCCTGATGGTGTGGATATCTTGCCTGTCTCTAGAGCTTCTTTAGCCAATCGGGAGTGCCAAGCTTTGATTCCTGTGTACTTTTTGGTAAAGTGTTCATAGTATTCTGCTTCTGCTTTACTCCTGCCAAAGCCTGTTGCTCCGTAGAGTGGTGCGAATGTATGTGCTTTCGCATCCTGACGAGAAGTCGGTTGACCCGCATCTGTAATAACTTTAGACGTATACGAGTGAACATCAAATCCAGTAGAGACTTCATCCATTGCCACCTTATCTTGTGATAGATATGCCGCAGCTCGAAACTCTAGCTGTGCAAAGTCAGCTTCAAGTATCTTACCACCTTTCCAACGTGATACGAATACCTTCTTAACAGGAAACGTACCACCTCTAGGCATATTCTGCATATTAGGGTCAGCACCACTAAATCTTCCTGTGGCTGTTCTGTGTTGTAACAATCTTACATGAAGCTTACCATCAGTCTTGACGTGTGCCTTGATACCCTCTACAAAAGAACTTAAGTATGAATCCAAAGCTGATAAACGTTTAACATCTGTCAAAAAGTTGACAGCATCTGTCATGTTATTACGCTTAGCCATGCTCTGTAGCATATCTAAGTTAGTCTTAGAAACACCAAAGCCATTAGCAGATACCCACTTAGAACTTGGTGCTTTAAATTTTAGTCCTGCGATTTCTCTAAGGGAATTAAAAGTATAACCACTAGCACCACAAGGAATACAATTATTTTGATTAGCGAATGGAGTTCCATTTTTTCTTACCTTTCTTATCTTACCTGTACCATTACACTCCCTGCAAGAGACAGCTTTAGTTTTTAATACAATGCTTGAGTTTTTAGATACAACATCATTGAAATGACTCTTATCCATATAAGGAGTAAAGGCATTAGCCCACATAGTTTTATCATGTGGCTTTCTACTGTATATAACCCAAGACATTTGCTCTGGACTATTTAGATTAATAGGAGTGTCACCCATCAAGTTTCGTATTTGAACTTGTAATCTCTTCTCTATTTCTAGTTTCTCAGACTCAAACTGAAACCTAACCTCTTCTAGTTTCTCCTCATCCACAGCAAATCCTGTGTTGTATATATGAGCAAGGGTAACACACACTCTGTTAGTAAGTACAACACACTCCATCAATGCTGAATCTGTAGTCATCAATCTTTTTGTTAGCTTTTCTGCTAACTGCTGTGTTGCATGTAAGTCTGCTGACAAGTAGGATGATAGTTCTTCAGGTGGTATCTCGTCAACACCTATACCCTGTTTGAAATATTCCTTCAAGGTATCCTGCTTCTTAGTATCTAACTCATACCTTTCAGCACAAGCTTCTAGTGATAATGGTTCTTTCTGTCCACGTTGCAAGACATATTCGCCTAACATTGTATCAAAGACAGGACCATCATACTTGAAGCCACACTCCCATAGCCACATTAAATCATATGCTATGTTGTGTCCTATTAATATAGTAGCATCATCCAAGTGTTGTTGCACACCACTGAAGTCATCTCTATATAAATATTCTTCTCCTTTATCTGTCAAACATCCAACCATGACAAGCTTATTGTCAGGTTCAAATGGGTCTAGATACATCTTACCATCACGTTTAGTGACAGTATTCTCTACATCTATTGTAAGTTTCATATCTACTCCTCTATGCTGTAAATCTAGCTATTCTGTAATCAAGATTACAATTAATCATACCATGCCATCCTGTTACTTTATTCTTAACAACATTAATATGCCTTAAAGTTGACTGTTCGTCAACCCCTTCTACTTGAGCAGGTTGACCAATCAATAGCATCAAGTCTGCTTCAGCAGCTTT